ATATATCCATGTCCAAGTTTTCGAACATGATTTTTTAAATCAGAAAAGCGTTTTTCATTCTCTTCAGGTGAATGTTCCTGCCTATGTGGTGATATTAAACCAAACTTAGGAGTTTTATTCACATGATGCATAACTCTCGATAAACTAGATTCTACTAAATGATTCTTAAATGTTTTCATTTATATATCCTTATTAAATTTTATTTCAGTTACATATATCATACCACGAAACTAGGAAAATTGTCAAGTTTTAAATATTTATTAATTCCCACCATTCCTACATTGAACCGTTCCTTGACACGCCAAATGTTTCATTCCTTCCAACAGGAACAGCATTTCATCAATAAATGCATCAAACCCCCTTATTAGATATGGATAGATAAATTCTCCAGCCGGCCCTCGTAATAAGAATACTAAAACTGCTCCCACCATTCCCCAAAGGAAACTCATGTATGACCACTTGAGAAATTTGTATTTACTGAGAGCAAGAACTTTTCCTTGTCCGTATATGTCTCCCGCAAGTGCATCATATACGATATCATCTGTCATCAATTTTTCTGCGTAATCTTCTTTATATTCATCAATATCTATATGAGCAAAATGACCAAAAAATAAAGGATTAAAATGCGGAGATGATCTGTCTATATCTCCATGTCTGTCTTTTGGATAATCCGTCTTTGGTATAATAGCAAATATCGCAAACAATAATGAGAAGAAACTGCCCGATGCAAATGTTAGTAGAGGCCATTTCATCACCTCATTGTCCAGGTTTGCTATCGTTATAGAAAATACAATAGATGCAACAGTAATCATTATATTAGCTTTTGCATCTGCCATCAACCCCAATCTCATTTGATTACCGTGATTGAGGCGGAGAATATTATCTACTGCAGTACGATCTTCAGGTACTTTTGAAAATTGATTAATTTCTTCTTTTTCCACATCATGCCCCTATTTCAATGGTGGGGCGTATAATAATCCTCCATGATTGTATAATCGGTTCAATCCTCGTTGCAATCCTATTGGGGTATCCGGCCCCACATTGCGTTCATATATTTCTTTATAATTTCCTACTTGTTTAATTATATTGTAAGACCAAGTTGCTTTCAATCCAAGTTTAGCTCCAAGATGGGGAAAGTCTTTACCATTTTTCTCTCCCATAAATCTTTGGATATATGGGTCTATATGATTCTTAAAACTGTCTATGTTCTTTGAATTTATTCCCATTTCTTCTGCAATGAACAGAACATATATTGTCCATCGAACAATATCTGACCATTTCTGATCACCATACTTAACAACTGGCCCTAATGGTTCTTTTGAGATAATCTCTGGAAGAATCATGTGACGGTCAGGGTCAGCGAAACTCAATCTATTCGATGCAAGACCAGACCTATCAGTACCATACATATCACACTCACCCCTATTGTATACGTTCTTTGTTTTTTCAGTAGGTGGTACTGCGACAGGGATATAATTTATTCCATGTAATTCCATAAAGTCTGCAATGTTTTTTGCAGCTGTTCCAGTACCACTAAAACATATCCTTGCACCTTCCATCTGTTTTGCAGATGATACTCCAAGAGTTTTCCTTACTATGAATCCCTGACCATCTTAGTAGGTTGTGGGCATGAATTCTAGTTTCTTTGTAACATTTCTTGTGTAAGTAAACGTGGTTGTCGCAGAAAGAACATCTATTGAACCATCTATCAAAAATTCAAATCGTGTCTTTCCATTGACTATAGTAAATTCGATTGCAGCTGCATCTCCGAACATTGCGGCTGCAATTGCTCGACAAATATCAACATCAAAACCTTCCCATCTATTACCATCTTCTATATGCCACATTTCTTGTGAGAAGCCAGGAAACTCATCATTGGTTCCACAAACGACATATCCTCTTTTCTTCACTCGATCAAATGTTGTACTATACGTTGGACTATAATCTTCTTTTATAACAACTACTGGTTCTGACAGGTCAGTAGGATTTCCTTCAGCAGTAGACATTGCCATCATCCAAAATACCCAAATTATAGATACAATAACTTTACCTACCATAATCATTGCAATGCCCGATATACTTCTAGTAATTTAGCATCTGGTATAGGAGATGTCAGTGTATAATATCTCTGATGTCCAACTGCCATAAAGGCTTTGATATCAGAAAAACTAGGATATTTCATTAAGAGATTATGGAGAAGATAATCTGGACTTAAATGGCATTCTGCACATTGATTATCCTTCGCAAAAACTCTGGTTGATTTCTTAAATCGTTCAGATTGTACCAATACAGAATTGAGATCCTTTTCCATCCATGTAACTTTTTCTTCTATATCTGGAATAACCAAAAAGGTTAAGTATATAAGAAGTGCAATAATAACATAGATAAATGATTTACTCGCAACTATTTGATCTTTAGCAGAAAGTTCCATTTGTTGAACTTCTTCAACTTTTTTATCTATTTCTTCAATATCATGTTGTAATATTTTTTCATCTTTACCATTTGCAATTTTTTTATCAGCCATAATTACCTCACTTCTTTCCTGCTTCGTTTAACTTCTTGGTGATTTGCTGTTGAAACCATTTGAGAACAATCGGTATGCTCACATTAGATGTCAATCCAAAAAGATAACCGATGGGATAACGATAACTTTCATAGGCCGCAAGTTGTGGAACATTTGTAAATACAATAGAAATCAACAAATATCCAGTTGCTGACATTCCCATATTGATAATTAAATCAAGTAAAATCAACCATGCATGGCCGCTATACTTGTCCCTATTATCATTCCTATAATTAAATAGAAATATCCAAAAAGATGAAAAGAGGACTAACCCCAGCATCATCAATTCAGAAGTATTAAATATATCAATCATTTTGTTTTGTCTCTCTTTTGACCAATTTTAATAAGTCGGCTGTACTACCAACGAATAATGCATTAGTCACGTTTTGCGCTTTTGTGACCTCCTGTCGTTCTCCATCATTTTCTATGATTTGTTTTTTGCGATGGAGTTCCATTAATTTTTCTTGTGTATCAGTCATGTTCTTTAGAAGTTGACCAAACACTTCAAACGCTCTTGGTGATTCTTCTGCTTTCGCAATCTCCAAAAGTTCATCCATAGCATCTCTACCACGTTCTATAATATGATACATATTTTCACGAGCATATCGAAAATCTGTATCTTTCTCCTCTCCGTCTATTGTGGCAGGGAGAACTTCTGAAGTATTTAGAACTTCAGCCTCTGTATAATACGCTTTATTATGTTCAACGAGATCAAGATGTTTTTCAATCCTTTGCTCAACTAATTGTTCAGTTTTCATTAACTATCTGTTTCTGCTACTGGATCGTATGTTTTTCCTTGTGGAAAAAATTCAAAGGTTTCACTAAATCCAAAATCTTCATCTGTTAGAGCACCAGTAGATGTTGGTTCAACAGTTGTTCTACTAACTGTTTGTCCAGCAGAAGAAGCTTCTTCTGATACTTCCGACAACATTCGTATTCGTGTTGCATCATCTATTTCATGTTTGTCTAGGATCATATAATTTCTTGCATAAGGAGTACTATCCTCTGCAACAATATATATCGGATCTGCAGCGGTAGCGGCAGACATAAGGTGTGTATCTACAACTGAAGAAGTAATAATTTTTGCATTATCTGTAACAGATGGATATAAAAACCCCTTCATCAAAAAAGAAAGTGTCCAAATAATAGATCGCCTAGATGCAAAATCTCCTTCATAACTGTCTTCACTTGTAACAGAGTTCAATACCAGAGGAATATCCATTTTAACAGTCATACCAGAAATCAAAGTCATTGTTACTGTGAAGTCTGGTGTAAAAAATGGAAGGATCTGTTCTAGGATTTGTGTTCCATCTTCTGCATTCTTTACAAACACATAAAGGGAGAAATCCCAATTATACGGTACTGGATTGTATTGTTTCTTGAGTCCAGTTGTTCCTTTTTTAACATTTCGGCCCATCGTATTGAGTTTTCTCGCACCATCATAAGTCATGGAGGTCAACTCAAATCCCATTCGTGGAACAGTAAGTGCTACTTTTGGGTTTAGGCTTGGATCTTGACTGATCCTAACCAACATCTTGTCTTTCGGCCCATAAGAAAGAGGAATTTTGATAACTTCGGTTACTGCATCGCTACTATCAGTTCTACGAACTTCTATGTTGTTAAATAACGAACCAAACGCAACCACCATCTTTCTTGAGGTCTGGTGATAAAAATATGTTCCAAACATTACGGATTTTCTCCAAATGGATTCGATTCAGAAAAGTCAAAGACGGAATCCGCATCAATCTCAAACTGTTTAGAACTACTTACTTTATCAGATGTACCAGCATCAATTGTCGATAAAGTTTCTGTAGTTTCATCGGTTGTAATCTTAGTTGCATAGGTTCCAGTAGCCAGACTTGTTGCACCAGTGATGATTTCTGTCAACGTAAATGTGCCAGTCATATTGATGAGATACAAGTAACTTGTTGCGGAATCCCATCGTGCAACTTCACCAGTAACGGCAGAAGTTCCACCTGTAACTGTTTCTCCCACAGTGAACGTTCCTGAACTACCAGACAGTTCAAATGTACGAACAAAAGATTGTTCTCGTTCAATATCATCAACTGTGTCTATTCCAGTATCAAGGGCTTCATCAGAATAAGTAAAGAGTTCACAAGTCAGATCAAATGTTGGGAGTGCGCCTGCTTGATAAAAGGGCAGTTCGTGTTCAACAAACATGATTTGGAAGAGTTTGCTGGTTAAACCAAAATAGATGAGATCACCCTCTTTTGGTCGAGTTCCTATATCCAAACCTTCCCATGCTCGTCTTGCAAGTGAGAATATGATTTGATCACGTACTTCTAGACCAAATTTAGAAACGAGATCTCCTTCACCTTCAAATCCATCAACGGACTTAATGAACATCTCCACCGAATATGCATCTTTATATTCGGAAATAGAATCCTCGCCAAGAATCGTATCTTCATTGACAAGGGTTCTAGGAATGTAATTTACATCGTAACCAGTTACTTTAATTGATTCGGTGACAATCGAATGTAAAAGTTCTTGGTCATTTTTCGCATCAAAGTTGCGGAAATATGAATTTGTAGCCATTCGATTATCCTACATAAAAGTTGTCGGGCGACTGATATTTCAGTTGCAATTCCTCGTCAAGTCGTTCTAGTTCTGTGTTTCCATCATCATAAATTTGTCTTCCATTCAATGTTGCTCCTCCTGGCAATTGCATTCCCTCAAACTTGATTAAATTTTGACCCCATTGTTTTTTAAATAATGCAATCGTGTATTTTTTCAGGAAGATGTCGTTGTATATTTCTGTATAAGTTGCATCATCAATCTTTTTGAAACATTGGACTATAATCCAATCACCAATATCTACTGCATTATCCCAATCCATGTCCAGATGAAGTTTGTCTGTCATACGATTAAATCTCATTTGTCGTGATGTTCCGCTTGATAACATTTGATTCAAAAGAGAAAGATTCTGTTTGGTGGCCGCAAAATAGGCCAATCCACCAGAACCTTGAAGAACACTCGGAAGTTCATTTAGATTAAACTGATATTCAACCGAAAACATGTCGTTTGAAGAAAGTGCTCGACTAATTGGTAAAACATCTCTTATTCCAATAATCGTATCATCAATTGTTAAATATCGTGTGTCTGCATTTCCAAATGAAACGGCTGTTGCTTGGGTGCCATGAGGAACACCAGTTGCACCAGAACTTGAACCTGTAACTGTTTCTCCTGAAGTAAATGTAGCACCAGAAGTATTTGCGGCACGGAGTCCATTTCCATCTTTATGTTCTTTAAATTTCAGAACGGTAGTACTTGTTACTGCATGTATTTTTGCAGTTGCATTTGATGTTCCGCCCGTGATTGTTTCTTCTGTCTGAAATGTTCCAGTAGATGCACTTGCAAAAGTCAATGTCCTTGCAGTCACTTGTTCTGGCAAATAATGTATTTCCGTTCCATCAAAATGATATTCTTGAAACATTTGGATTGATTCATCAATCATATCATTCATTTGTTCATCTGCAAGATTGATATCAATTACTGGTTTGCCGAGTTTTCTCAGACAATATTCTTTTAATTCTGTAGTTGATGCTGGTTGTGTTGATGACATAGTTTCATTTATCCATTGTTGATTTAGGCAGATGCTTCGACTGTAATGAGTCCTTCTGCAAGTCGTTCTTTAATTACACCACCACTCTGTGTATATGTAAGACTATAGTAGTATTTTCCCTCTACAAGTTCTGCTGTTTGAGTTGCAGTCAACGAAAAGGTACAGTTTGCACCAGTAAGAGAAGTTGTAAATGATTGGGGTTCGATTATTATATTATCTCCTATATCACCTCCGCTCCCATCTGTACTGTTAAGCAATAACTCTCCACCAATAGAATCTTCTAATTTGAGAATAGGTGAATAAGAGAAATTCTTGACCATTGCGCCCGCAACAGTACCAGAAGA